ATAGGTCTTAAGCCGCGCGTCCGACAGATCCTTGGGATCGCCCTCCCCGTCGGCATTGTCCGTCCAGGCCGACCGGTCGTCGCGCACCATATAGCGGATCGAGTGCTGGCGAAGGCTCGCGGCGGAATTCGCGCCGGCAAGATTGAGGAACCCGCCCAAAAACCGGATGCGCTCGGACGTGGACCCCTCGCCCGATCGAGATTTCTGGGGCATGACAACCCCGCCTCGCCTCGGACTGAGCGCAGGCGTTGCCTCGATCGTCGGCTGCAGCTTTTCCTGATACCAGTCCTTGGCGGCCTTGACCGTGGCCTGCACGTACATCATCGGACCCGGCGTGCGGTGCATGATGAAGCCGATCCAGTTTTCGGCAACCGCCGAACCGCCGGACTGCGAGCATTTCATGTTGACCACCTGTTCGCACGGGTGATCCGGCGAGAGGCAATCCATGATCTCGACCAGATATGGCGCGGTCTCGTTGCGCCAAGGGCCGGGCCTTGATCCCATCTCCGGTACGATACGGTGCTTTTCTGCCCAGACCGAAACCAGCTCGCGCGGGTCGGGCCTTATGCCGCCTGCCGCCGACCGAAAGATCGCCTTGCCGGCGACGGACATTCTCCTTTCGCTTTCGCGTTGCAGGTCATCCGTCATCGCCCTCGACCTCAGCCATCGCGTCCAGGTCGTTGGCCGCAGCCTCCAGAACCGCCCGTATCTCTTTATCGAGCAGCACGCGCATGGCCGACGCGTCGGGTTGGGCGACCAATCGATCGGCAAGGGTCGCCGGCAACGACAGGAACCGATCCCGGACCTTTCGGAACGCGGTCATCGTGTTGTGCTCGGCATCGTCCTTGACGATCAGGTGCCCGCGCCGCTCCTCGAGGTCGAGGCGGGCGTTTTCGGCGTTGAACGCTTCACGCTGGGCGCGGGCGTCGTGGTAACCGCTTGGCCGCTGAGCCGCAGGTGTCGGCGCGTCTGGTGCGTCGTCTTCGTCGCCGTCGCCAAACAAAGGGCCGGCGGTCTTGCCGTTCCGCAGATCCTGCGCGGGATCGGTCTCTTCCTTGACCGCGCGAAGGTACGCGACAAGGTTGACCAGCTTTGTCCCGCGCGCACCCGACTTAACAGTCAGCCGGCCCGAGGCCAGAAGCGCGCTAACCCGCTTGCTCACCGCCTGGCGGCTCACGCCCTGATGCTTCGCGGCATCGGCCAGCGTCACCCACACGTCGGCGGACCCGCCAGCGTCAACCGCCGCTGCCACGTCCGTCAACGCCGTCAACCCTGTCAATTTTGATCGAAACTAGAAAACAAATGCGCTCAGACGCACCGTATGGGACTCAGACCCCCGGAAGGACCCGCTGGCTATATTTGCAGCGTTATCAGGCGCTTACTGTGATCTAACGCCCAACAGGTCACGAAAAACCCGCCTCGGCGGTCACCGGGCGGGTCGGAATCAGTCCTAATCTGTTGTCCCCAACATTGTCAAAATCCTAGTGACGGTCAACCCCCTACGCGCCGCACAAGTTGACCGTCAATTTCGACATACTCTCGACCGGTACGCTTGGGCCCGCGTTTGTTGGGTTTCAGCGGCCCATCTGGAGTGTGGATAACCGGTGTTTTCGCAAGCCAAGGCTCCAGTAGAGCCTTCGGACCGGTCGCCTCATGCGTTTCCATCACCGCGTTGAGCGCCGGCACCATCGCCTCAAGGCCATACCACCACAGTCGATAACCCGCTCGGAAGTAATCGACCTGCTCTTGGCGCCAGCCCACGAACTCCATCACGGGAGTTTTCGCCGACCGCCGATCCCCGGGCTTCTCATAAATCCAGGCGAGCTTTCCATTGGCCGAACGCTTCTGGACATAATCGCCAACGCCCTCTTCGCACCAATCCGGCCTTTCACCGATCCGGCCATGCCTGATGATGAGATCGGCCACGTCGGGCTCCATGCCATCGATAACGGCACGGACAATCAAGGCGTCATCATCGCTCTGCAACGAGATCGAAGGTGTCGATATCGAGGACGTGTCGATGCGCGTCCCCAGCGCCATGAACCCGCCATCGGAGGATTGCCCCTGCGACCAGCCGAGCCCCTGATCCAGCAAAGCCCAGGTCACCAGCCGCTCGATATCCACCTTTTCCCTAGGCTTAGTCACTCTCGTTCCCCTCATGAGGGTTGTGACAGTTGGAAATGAACTGTCGGAGACAGAAAGAAGCGAGGGTTCAAGGGGTTATGACAGTCGCGACGGTTGTGACCGTTTCCCCATGCACATGGAGACCGAAACCAACCCGGCGATAGCCGATGACCACCCGGACCCCCTCACAGCTAATATACGCGAGATGAACCGTCACAACTGTCACGATTTCAACGTAACAGCATGATTTTACTATTGAATTGGGAAAGTGACGGTTGCATTCAACCATCGTAAAACTGTCACGACTGTCATGTCGCCGCGCGCCAGCGCGGGTGACAGTCGTGACTCCGCTTGCCTGCCCATGAAGGGGGTGCGGGGCGGCGGCAAAAGCGGTGCAAAAGGCCGCTTGCCGCCTTAGAGAATCGTATGCGGGGGAGGTTCCGGCCGGGGATCGCCGGGGGTGCGGGGGTCGAACTTGTCGGGAACGTCCCCGAGCGCCACGTCGAGATAATCGACATGGCTTCCGCGCTTCTTCTTGAATCCGAGGGAGTTCATACGCCGGCCGAAGGCGGTCTGCTGATAGGGCTTGATGCCGTTGGCGCCGCACCACCTCTCATAGGCGGCGTACATGTCGCCGGCGTTCACCTTGCTGCCGGGTGAGGCGATTACACAGGCGGCCGCGAAGGTGCCCACCGGGTCGCGCTCCTCGCGATAGTCGTCGGTGAACTGGGTCACCGATACGGGGATATAGGGCGTCAGGCCATGCGCCATGTACCGCTTTACGCCCTCGATCAGCCAGTTGAGGATGCCGGACCGTTCTTCATCGAACATGGCCAGCATCTCGCCGAAAGGCCGCTGTTGCTCGGGCGGTATCGTCACCGCCCAATGGATGATCAGCAGGCGGCGCCAGATGCCATAGTCGGTGCCCGACACGGTCGGCATGTCGTTGCCGCTCATGATGGCGACGAATTCGGGATCGAACTCGAAGATTTCCTTTTGCAGGAAGCGCGCTACCATGCGCGTGCCGCCGGTCAGGGCCTTGATCAGATTTTCCTTGAGCGGAACGTCGCGCGGCAATTCCTCGATCGTCGCCAGACGCGTCGAGACCAGGCGCGCCACGTCGGAATTGGCCTTGGAGCCATCGCGCTGGCTATCGCCCGTGATCGTGGCCGGATCGACGACAGCACGATAGGGGCCAGCCAAGCGCCCGATGGTCTCGATGAACACCGATTTACCGTTGGCGCCGCCGCCATAGTGGTAGAACAGCTTCTGGGCGTCGTTCCCGCCGATCAACAGCGCAAATCCATGGCTCACCTGCAGGAATAACCTGATGGCCGCGTCGGGCTGCATCTGCTCGAGGAACGCATCCCATTTCGGGCACCTGGCATCGGGATCGTACGCGACGTCGGCCGTCTTGGTGATCATGTGCGACCGATCATGCTCAAGCGGCTCGCACGTACCGACATAGCGCGGATCGTCGGGGTCAGATTCCTCGTCATCAACACGCGAAAACGCCAGCGTGCCGTTCTTGACGTTGAACAGCCTCTTGTTGGCGTCCAAAATTTCTGGCGAAACCGCCTTTCGGCTGGCGGCCTGCTTGATCATGGCTTCGGTCTTTCCTGCATTTCCGGATGAAATCGCAAAGGTGCGCCGCGCGCTGCGCTTCTTTCCGAGCTGGTCGCGTGCCTTCGTGGCCTTGCTCAAGACCTCGAGGTCTTCCGCCGTGCGGTCCTCGGGCTTTTTGAGGGCGATCTTGTCGGCATAGGCAATCAGGCTCTTGACGCCCGGTGTCGGTTCGATGAACCACAGCTCGCGCTTGATCCAATCCACCAGGTCTTGCGCCTTGAGCCGCACCGCCAGATCGCCTTCATCGCGTTCCCAGTGCGTGCCCCGGAACAAGAGCCAGCCCATGCCCGAAACATAGGCAAGATCAGGGCCGTACCAGATGATCAGGCGACGGCCGTTGTCCCGGTCGTTCTGGTCGAGATCGGCGCAGACGCGCAGATTGTCCAGTTCGTCGACGGTCAGCGCGCCGAGATCATGACCGCGTTCATTGCTCGAGTCCTCGGCTTCCCAGGCCGGATCGGGGCGCCCGTCGTCGTTAACGCCCTGCCCATAGAGATCGAACCCGCTATCCTCGGCCTCTTCGGCCTGCTCGATCTGCGCCCTGACGGGGTTCTTCTTGCTCAAGCCCCTGCCCCCATCACTACGGCGTCTCGCATCTGCATGGCGAGATCGTTCATGTCCGCGCCAGTCGCCGGGGCCGGAACGCGTTTGGCCTTCAAGCCGGGCCGCAGCCTTATGGCGCGGCGCAAGCCTCGGGTCAGTTTCTCGGTAATGCGGCTTTCCTCGCTATCGCCATCGGCCAGGAAGACCAACTCCTCGCACCATTCGGGTGGAACGAAACTTTCTTCATCTTCCATATCGGGCTGGTCATGGATTTCAGCGCCGGTCCCATCGCGCAATGCGCGGCCAGCCATGTTCCAGAGGTTAATTCCAGCCCAGTAGGCCGTGTCCGGTTCAAAGGCGTGACAAAGGACGGACAAGGTAGATTCTATTCCCTCACCCATGACGATACGAGTTGGAACCGGGGGTGTATAAAGGCGGATCGCCCCTCCTTTTTGAGTGCCTCGAACTTTCTTTGTCGGCCGTACCTGCCCGTCTGCCGCATTCGGCAGAACCAAGCGCCCCTTCTTTCTGCCAAGGTCGATCCAAGTGAGGTGGACACCCCCGAAAGTGCCATCAGGTCGCTGAATTGCCGCAACCATCGCTGGTCCGGCATGGATAACAACTGGCTTTTCGCCCTGACCATCCCACCAAGGAAGGCTATCAGATTGGCGGATGCTGGAGTGAAGCGCGAATGGCGCATTGGCCTGAATCGCGTCGGCGCTCACTGCCCGTAAACGAAGATACTCTGCCACGGCCTCTCCAGGCACCCAAGGCCGCTTTCGGGCTTCTCGCCAGATCGCATATGCCTTTCGGCGCTCATTCTCAGCGTCTTGAGCCCACTTTTCAGATTTCCGTTGCCGCTCGGCCTCTGCCTCTATTGCCAGCCGTCTTGCCCGTTCGGGATCGACCGGCTCATCGGCCTTGCGGCCCGTGACGATCTCGCAGGCCTGCACGAACTCGACCGATTGCGTCAGCATCACCAGCTTGATGACGCCCTCGCCCGAAATCCCGCAGCGGCGACAGTTGAAGACGTTCTTCTGAGCGTTGATCGAAAACCTGTCGGTGCCGCCACACACCGGGCAAGGCCCGATGCGCTCGACGCCCTTCGACAGCGGCCAACGCCTCCGGATCGCCCAGGACTCGCAGCTCGTGCGCAGGGCTTCGTTCTTGAGGGCGACGAGATGGTCCGGCAAACTCACGATGCCCGCTCCATGTCCATCTCGATCGCGTCGAACAGCGTCGGCACACCGCGCTTGGCCTCTGCCTCGCGGCAATAGAACAGCCCGTCCCTGAACGAGGTCGGATTGAGTTCGGAAGCCCGGCCATAGCGTCCCTTGAGGATCGCGCGATACGGCACCGTCATCAGCCCGCCGAAGGGGTCGAACACCACGTCGCCGGGATTTGACCAGCGGTCTATGGCGCGATCGACGACGTCGAACTGGAATGGGCAGATGTGCTTTTCGACATTCCGGGCGCTCTGGCTCCCGTTGAGCGTCAGCATGCGCACCACGTCGTGCCATATCCATTCGCTGCGCGCCGTCGGCGCCAGGGCCATGTATTTCTTGGGGAGCATGCCCTTTTCCAACAGGGCCTCGCCGATCGCCACCGTCGCCTCGTGATCATAGACGGTGCCGTCCGAATGCGCCTTGAAGGCCTTGGGAAGAGCGTCCGGCGCCATCGCCGTCCATTCGGCACGCGTCAGCAGCCGATCGCCGCTCGATCTCCAATGGGCGTGCGCGTCGAGCTGCCAGCGGGCCAGCGAATAATCCTCGCGGGCTTTACCCACCGGCACGTCCGAAGATCCCCGCGTGCGGTCCGTCTGGGGCTTGTGGAACAACAACAGATATTCCGGCGAGCCCACCCCCATCTTGGACCCGTCCTTGAGCATTTCCGTATAGCCCAGGCGGTAATTGCCGTTGTTTTCGGTAACCACGTCGGTGTCGATCGTGATCATCCCGCAATAGTCGAAGCCATGGCGTGTGTAGTGGAAGATCGCCTCGGCATGAAACGGCGAGATCGTGGGCAGGCCCTTGCCGGTGACATTGCCGAAATCGACACGGTCCTTGACGTGGATGGCCGCCATCCGGCCGGGGATCAGCACGCGCTTGAGCTGGGGCGTCAGAAAATCCATCTGCGCCCAGAAATGGACATTGTCGTCGGTATGGCCGAAATCATTGTACTTGTCGGTATATTCGTAGTGGTTGGCGAACGGGATCGAGGTGACGATCAGCCCGACGCTGTCGCTTTCCATCGTCCGGGTCTCTTCAACACAGTCGTTTTGCGCGATGGTGAAATACTCGCCGCGCTCCTCGCGCCGCTCGACGCCGATCGAACGCTTGAGCATGGAGTCCACCGGCAGCACGCCCAGCCCGTATTTGCGGATGATCTCGCTCATCCGAACCCGCGCGGCTTCGTCCTCTGCCCATTTCTGCTCGAGGATGCGCCGCGTGCCGCGCTCTGCCTCCGAATAGATGATGTCGATCCGGCATTTGCGCCGCTGTCCGAAGCGCACGATGCGGAACACCGCCTGGATGAAGTCATGGAACTTGGAATCGATTCCCACGAAGATCGCCCAGGCGCAATGCATCTGGAAATTGCACCCTGCCCCGCTCATCTCGGGTTTGGTTGCGAGGTCGCGGAACTTGCCATGCTTGAAGCCGATGGCGTTGGATTCGTTGGTGTCGAGATCCTGCGACCCGAAGATCGAGCGCACGCCCGGGACTACGGCTTCGATGGCGCGCCGCTCGTCCTCGAGGTGGTGCCACAGGATCCTGTGCTCCTCGGGCGCCTCGGCGATCAGCTCGGCCATCTTGCCGATGCGGGCATCGAGGCTTTTGCGTTTTTCGCGCGAGGCCTCGACGACGTTGGCGCCCGGATCGTTGAACATCATCCCCTGCCCGTCGCGATCGACGCCCGCCGATGCGTGGTCGGTCGGCACCTCGTGCCAGGTGATCTCCATTTCGGGCAGCACATAGCCCGCTTCATCAAAGCCCAGATCGGCAGGCGATTGCAGGAACACGGCCCAGGAATTGACCCACAGCCAGAACTCCTCTTCCTTGTGCGGATAGAGGGTGAGTTCGTTGGCCTTTTCCGAATTGCGCTGGAAGAACCGGGTCAGCGCCTGGCCGGTATCCATGATTTCGAGGAACCCGGCATAGTGGATAAGTTCCTTTGTCCGGTTGGGCGACGGGGTTGCCGTCGCCACGAACTTGAACCGCACGTCTTCGAATAACGGCAGGAACGTCTGATAGGTCTTGGTCCCATATCCACGCAGGATCGCCGCTTCGTCGAGCGAGGCCGCCACGAAACGGCGGGGATCGATCTTGCCGTCCCGCACGCTTTCGTAATTGGCGACATAGATCAGGTCCTCGCCCTCGATCTCGGCGTCCGAGCGGATGAATTTGAGCGTGACGCCGTATTCTCCACGGAATCGCTGCTCGGCCTCTTCGAAGAACTCCTGGCGCACGCCCAGGGGCAAGACGATCAGCCGATAGCCCCCGACGAACTTGCCGATCAGGCGCATCAATTCGATCTGCATCGAGGTCTTGTGCAGACCAAACGCCGCAAAGATCGCCCGCCTTCCCCCTTCCAGCGCCCACTTTACGATGGCACGGCAGTGCGGCTTGAGATCGGGATTGATGGCATCGAGCGCGACGGGAATGCCGGTCGCCACGGCTACTTTCATCTTGGCGGCGAGAAAATCGCCATAGGAAAGCGGGAGGTTCATGACCGGCCCTCGCCCAATGTCACCGACATGTTGATGGATCGATCGGAAAACCCCATGCCGGCCCCGAGCGCGCGCATGGCGCCGTTCTCGAACGCGGTTCCGAATTCGAGACGGGTCAGGCCCAGTTCGGGTGCCTTGACCTTCACGGCCTCGATCAGCTTCCGGCCCAGCCCGAGCCTTCGGTGACTGGCCTCGACCCAGACGAGATCGATCCAGGCACGACCGTTACCGACCGGGTAAAACGTCGCGAAACCGACAGGAACCCGCCATTCAGTAGTGGCAATCAGGCAATGCTCGCCGCCCATGGGGCCGGAACGATCGTGGGAAAAATGGCCGAGAATCTGCCCGAGCAGGAAGCAACCTTCCACATAGCGAAAGGCGATCTCATCATCGGCGAGCTGTTCGATGAACCGGATCGTCATGCCACCCGCTCCTCTTGCCTGACGGCCAGATCGGTGCAGTTTGCCGCAACCAGCGCCTCGGCCAGCGGCGGGCACACGCTGTTGCCGCAGCACGAGCCCTGAACGGTCACCGATAGCTTGGAGCCGTCTGGCCGCCGATCGATGATGTAGCTGTCGGGAAAGCCCTGTGCGCGGAACCGCTCACGCGGGGTGAGCATACGCATGCCGATATCGGCGATGGCATAGGTCTCGCCGTCAATCTCGACGGTGACTAGGCCGAAGCGGTCTTTGACCGTGTCCGTGTGCAGCGGATCGATGACGTCCGCGCCGTCGCCGGTGCCGTAATATTTGGTGAGGAAGCCCGAAATCAGCGCCGATTTGTTGACCGTTGCCGTATCGGTGTGGGTCGGCTGATCCAGTTCGTGCCCGATCGAGGTTCCGAACTGGCGCATCATGTGCGCCGTCACAACGCTCTGTTGGGACACGCCCCGGTCGCCGCCGGTCGTAATGGTTGAAAGCGGCTTGCGAGCATCGTGGCCCACAACACCGGTATTGTGCTGTGCAAGAAATGCCGAAACCAACCCGAATTTTGGCGCGCCGGCCATAACAGTATCGACCGGATCATCTGCCGCGCTGCCAACACCATTCTGCGTGAAGCGGGAAAGGTGAACTGCAGCAAGAGCATGATTGCCGTTGATCGTGCCGGTGCCCATGGGCTCATCGGCATGTTTGATGCCCGTGCCCCAGCGCTTGACGCCCTTGGGCGATATCTCCCCATGCGCAGTTTCGACAAGAACCGGAGCAACGACGCCGAGCGGGGCAGCACCACCCGGGCGCTTGATATAGCTATTGGCCGTGACGGTCGCCAAAGGTTCGTCGATCGGGTGTCCGGTCGCACCGGACTGAAACCTGACGACGAACGGTTTCCCCGCCTCCAGCACATACCGCACCACGCCGCGCGCGATCCGCTTCATTGTGGCGTCGGCCAGCGGGCGTACGGAACGCAAACCATATTTGGCCATGATCTCTTCGGACGTCTCGAAGATCGATGGGCACGGCAGCGACCAGTCAATGATATCGGCAGCGGCGCGCCACGGCAGAAGCCTGCCCGCGATGACGTCTGGGTGATCTGCCCGACCATGTGTGGGTTTTGGCCAGACGATGCGCTTGCCGTCGCGGCGCGCGATCATGAAGAACCTCTTGCGGATCGTTGGCGCGCCATAATCGCAGGCCCGCAATTCCTTCCACTGCACCTTATAGCCGGCCGCCTTGAGCCGCTTCGTCCACTGCTCAAAGGTGTGCCCGCGCAGCTCGACGATCGGTCGGCCATCTTCGTAGAGCGGCCCCCAGGTCACGAACTCCTCGACGTTTTCGAGGATGATCACGTCGGGCTTGGCTTCCTCGGCCCAGCGCACCACGACCCAGGCAAGATCGCGGATATTGCGGTCCATGGGCTTGCCGCCCTTGGCCTTGGAGAAGTGCTTGCAGTCGGGTGAGGCCCAGAACAGCCCGACCGGACGGCCCTTCGTCACTTCCAGCGGCGACACGTCCCAGATGTTGGAATCCAGATGCACGGTCGAGGGGTGATTGACCTCGTGCATGGCGAGCGCATCGGCCGAGTGATTGATGGCATAGTCCGGCGAACGGCCCAGCGCCATCTCGATTCCGGTCGAGGCTCCGCCGCCCCCGGCAAAACTGTCGATGATGAGCTTCATTCCCCATTCCCCCGCTGGGCATTGACCTTGGCTAGTGTCCGGATGGCCGCATCGATCTGGCGCTGCGGATCGGAAAGGCCCATCCGCTTGGCGCGCATCTTGACGGCGCTCGATTTGAGGCCGGTCAGGGCGCACAGCTCGGCAATCGACGCGTTGCGCGCATAGCCCTCGCGAATGATCGCGTTGAGATCGGGTGCCGGGTTCTCTCCCCCCGGCGAAGTCACGTCCATTCGCTCAGACGTTGCAGATGCCGACCGGCCGGCATCGGCCCTACTCACCGGCTCTGCCAACTCGGGTGCTGAAACCACCGTTCCAGCATCGGACATCGCAGGCCCCGAGTTGACGTCATCACCAGCTTTCGCTGCGGGATAAGTTGGCGCGCTTTCATCGGCAGGGCGCGCGCCGGACCCCGAGGAGGAGCCGTCATGCCCGGCTTCCGATCCCGTTTCCGGGGCTTCATAGCCCCAGGCATCCCATCCCGGCCGTGCGGCACGAGCATTGAGTTCGATTTTCGGCAGATTGGGGAAATAGGCTTCGATCATTTCGGCGAAGCGCTCGGGCTTCTCCGAATGCCGTAATGCCGGATGGTCGATCACCGAGGGGAATTGCCCCCCCATGGCCGGCGCCACCACCTTGCCCCGCGTGCCCACCAGCAGCAGTTCATGGGCGTTGCGGAACCAATAGCCCGTCCCAAGGTTCAGGCTGTCGCCGCCTTTGCGCCAGATGACATGCGATTTGTAGGTAAAGCCCCAGCTCGCCATCACCTCCAGCGCATGGGGCGTCATCGGCGCAGTCGCCCAGAGAAACAGCACGCAATCATCAGCGGCGATCGAGGCGACGTCGCGCGCCTTGATATCGGCGAGGTCGGAGGTGGGATAATGGTTGTCCGCCGCCCGGTCCATGCCGGTTTCCTGGCTATAGGGCTCGAATTTCCATTCCGGATCGGCATAGATCACACCAAAGCGCTTTTCGGGCAGGGCACGCTGCTTTTCGGCCAGGTCCGCCTCGCGCGCCGCGCGCCGTTCCTTCTTTTCCGCCTGTTTCTTGGCCCGCTGTTCCTTGATCACCGCATAGAGCGCGGCAGGATCGGCGCTGCGGATCGCTTCCTTCTGCGCCTCGACCGGCAGGCTGGTGAGTTCGGCCGCCGCCGAAACGGCAAGATCGCCCCTCTGGACGGCATCGACGACCTCGGGCGCCCCCTCTTCGAGCACCTTGCGCGCCGTGCGCACGCTGCGCTCGGAAACGTGCAGGGCATCGGCGGCGTCCGCCTGTGTCACGGGTGACAAATCCGGCAAATTTGCCGGTTTATCGCCATCGCCACGGGGGTAGAGCGCCGGCCGCCCCTGCTCCAGGCGGGCGATCCGCGCCGCCACCATGGCGCGCTGGCTCTCGGAAAGGTGACGCCGGCGCAAATTCTTCGACAGCACCCATGCCAGCGGGTCCTTGTCGTCGCCTATGATCCCGCCGAAACTCCGGAAATTCATGCCCGGCTTGCCGGCGTCGGTCGGGTCGATGATGCCGGCGGCAAGGCCTGCCCGATACCGATTCCGCCCGTCGATGATCATGCCGTCATGCATCACGATCTGCTCGAGAATGCCGTTTTCGCGCACGTCCTCGACCAGCGCGTCGAACTCGGCCCCCTCGATCAGCGGGAACAGATCGGCGAGCGGATGAAACGGAATCGTCATCTAAAATTCCCCCAGCGTCTTGCTGACGCGATTGGTCAAATCGGTATGGCCGTCGATCCGCATGGCCTCGATTTCGAAGGCTTCGATCGCCTGTTTCATGCGCCGCGCCTGCTCGGCGGTAAGGCCCAGCACGCCGCTCATGCCAAGGTCGATCTCCAGCTCGTGGGCGCCCGAGGGCACGAACGTGCCGCGCGCCGCCATGGGTTTGGGATTGGCGCGAATGGGAAGGGCGCGACTCATGGGCGATCCTCCGTTTCGCCGCGCGCGGCGATCTCATGCTTGAGCTTGACGAGCTTGCTGATCAGATCATCGATCATCGGATCGAGTTCATTGGCCTCGGCCGCGCTGATCTTGCCGTCAGCCCGGGCCTCGGCCAGTTCAGTCAGCATGGTTCCGAAGCGGGACACCGCATTGGCGGTCAGGATATCGATCCGGCACGTCGAGCCCGGCAGCACCGGCATCGGCACGACCATGTGCTGCGCCATTTCGGCCAGTTCGCGCGAAACGATCGGATTGCCGCATTCGGCTTCCAGATCGCTGATGACGTCGATGGGCGCGAACACATCGGCGAAGTCGGTCGCCATCGAGCCGTAGCGGACGATCTGCTGGTGAGAAACGCGGGTGATCCGCTCAGCCGCGTTCGGCCCACCAACGGCACGCACAAGCTCGCGGAACGCGGCCTTGAGCCGGTCGTATTCACGCTTGGAGAGGTATCGGGCCGGGCT